CGTGGCATCCAAGCCATTGCTTTAGTGCTGGGCGTACTTGGTTCTGGTGAAATCGACCACAAAAGCTTCTGGGGTGTTAACGTTCCTCGTCCGAGGAAGTAACTTTCCCAGAGCGGTCGACTGTTTCAAGGAAACACAATCATGCCAGCAATGGCCGCAATTGTCTGCAAAAAGGCGGACGAAACCACTGATATCACCTACGACGCTTTGTCCGGTTCTCCGGGCGATGGCGGTCAGGCGATGTGGCGGCAAGATACCGGCGCAGCCGTAGGGCTTCCGGTTGGTTACAGGGCTACTTTGACGATGAGCACGCAATGGAACGGTCCTCGGACCGCCCGTCGCGCAACCCTTGTCTATAAGCGACCCTACTCTCTGTTGAACTCGACTACGAACCGCTACGAGTCACAAGACTCGCTGGTGGCGCGTACAGAGATCACGGTTCCGCAAGCCATCCCGGCTAGCGAAATCAACGAAGGTGTGTACCAGTTCCTCAATCTGATTGGCAAGGCCTCTGGCCTCGTCAAGCAGTGTGTGGCGGCTGGTTACGCGGCGACGTAAAGAGAGTTGACCATGCCATCTCAGCAATTCACCGTTACGGAACATGCTGCCCTCCTCTATTGGGAGGAACTCGACACCCCGATTTCTCTTGGTCTATGGCTTCGTGCCAAAGCAGGAGATTGGGTGGGGGTTCTTACGACTAGCGTAGACCCCAGGACGTATCTCGCCCCTGAGCGTGCTCTTAAAGACATAGCTGCCGTTTCGTTCCTGAAGAAGAGCCCTTTTGCAAAGGGTTTTGCTAAGGCGGACAGGCGTAAGGCTTGTGTCGATAAGTGGTACGCGGGCGAGGCGTTATGCTTTCGGACCAACAATCGCATTCGCAGCATGACCATGAGAAAAGATCCCGCTCTGCGGTTTCTTGATCTGGTCAAGCGAAAGCTGCAATGGATGTTAGGAAACGCTCCCTCTGATGCAGAAATGCAAAGGCGGGAGAGGTTCGGACCCGGAAGTTCCTTTCGAGATCTGGTGCGCAGCCCAACCGCAGCGGATAAATACAGCTGTAAACCGACCGTGACTCAGGACGCTATCTGGTACTTATCAGATATTGTCGGGACGTTATGGGGGGCAGAGATGTCCCTCCCTTATGTCTCGAGTTCTGAAGATTGCATCGATGTAGTTCGGGGAAATCGCTTCACGACCGTCAACAAAACGGCCTTGATAGATCGCCCTATAGCCATCGAGCCTCTCGTAAACCTTTATGGTCAACTCGCTTTAGGCGGGTGCATAAGGAAACGATTGCTCGATAGGTGTGGCTGGGATCTCGACACGGCACAAACTGTCCACCGTAAGGTGGCGCAGATAGCGTCGTATGATGATTCTTATGCTACCATCGATCTTTCTAACGCAAGCGACACGTGCGCAGTAGAACTTGTCAGGTATCTACTTGAGGGAACCGGCTGGCTCGAGCGTATGGAAGACCTTCGGTCTAAGTACACACGAGTCGACGACCTTCAGCGCCTACGCGAGAAGCTTCTCGGCTACACCGCCCCTTCGAAAGAAGGTAAGTGGAAACTGCTGGAGAAGTTCTCGAGTATGGGCAATGGCTTTACGTTTGAGCTAGAAACTGCGATCTTCGCGGCTATAGCTATGGTTTCTGTGGAGCTTACCGGCTCTGCGGCGAACCTAGGTTGGAACGTCTTCGTCTTTGGTGACGATATAATTGTTCCGACTGAAAGCGTGGACCTTGTTCAGAAGTCTCTAGAGTTCTGCGGTTTTGAACTAAACCGTGATAAGTCTTTCCTCTCAGGGCCCTTCCGGGAATCCTGTGGGGGAGACTTCTTCCTCGGAGTCCCCGTGAGGGGGTTCTACTTGAAGAGAGAACTCGATGAGCCCGACGTCTGCTATTCGTGCTATAACGGCACGAAAAAAGTCTTTGATCTTTGTGGCCATGATGGCCATAGGTTCCTTGGCTGGATCCTTTCTCGGCTGCCGCGCAACCTTAGACATATCGGGGGGCCGGATCGCCTTGGCGATTCTGTGCTCCACGGTCTAAGGCCAGTGGCGAAGTGGAAGAATGGCATACGCTGGATTCGGGCCGTAAAGTTTGAGCAACCAGTCGTTGTAGACTGGAGGTTCTTTACTGAGCGAGTCCGTTTAGCTTGCCGGTTGACAGGGTATGG